CCTCGGGCAGCATCTTTCCGTTGGTGATGTAATACTTCGCGGTAACCGACGGAGTATCAGGGTTCTTGTCTCTCTTGTACGGCTTGATTGGGGTGGTCATCTGCTCTTTCTCGATAGTTGTACCTGCATTTACTAGATGAATCCATCTTATCACAGTCTTGAAGAAATTGAAATTTTTCCAAGATCTCATCCAGATGTAAATAGAAAATCATATATTTAAGGTCATTGAGAACCATGAAACTTAGTCAGTTCAAACCTACATATCTCTACATCAAGAGACATGCTATTACTGGAAAGTGCTACTTTGGCAAAACTACCAGAAAAGATCCTGTCGGGTATATGGGTTCTGGAAAGTGGTGGAAGAATCACATTCACAAGCATGGGATAGAGCACGTAGAGACTCTGTGGTTCAAACTCTTTATTGAGCAAGAAGAATGTACTCGAATTGCACTTCTATTCTCAGAACAGCAAGATATCGTGAAGTCTAATCTTTGGTTAAACCAGATTCCAGAAACTGGACTTGGAGGCGGAGCTACAAGATGGGGACAATATCCAACTCAAGAAACTCGTGCAAAATTATCTGTTGCTAGTAAGAAAGTAAAACGTACTCCAGAATGGTTAGCTAGATTATCCTTAGCAAGAACTGGAATCAAAGAAAAACCACAACAAATAATTTCATGCCCAAAATGTCATAAAAGTGGCGGGGCAGGAAATATGAAACGCTATCATTTTGAAAATTGTAAGGTGAAATATGAAGCTTGATGAAATTATAAGCAATAAGTCAAAAAGACTTGTTGTAGTATTTGGCGGACGATTTCAACCTTTTCACAGGGGTCATTTTGAGGCGTATCGTTGGTTGTGCAAGAAGTTCGGTGAGGAGAACGTCTGGATCGCCACCTCTAACAAGACGAACTTTGACCCCAAGCACGGAGACATCTCGCCCTTCACCTTCAAGGAGAAGAAGGAGATCATGGTAGCCATGTACGATCTCAACCCTCGTCGCATAGTGCAGTGCAAGAACCCAGCCTTCAGACCGCAGGAGATCTTTGACCTCTACAAGGGCTACCCAATCATCTACGTGACCGCAGTCGGGAAGAAGGACGAAGAGCGCTACCGCACTGGAACCTTCTACAAACCTCTACCGCTACCGTTTGTCCTCAAGGATGCCGATGCTCTTGCTACCCTTGATGATGACGTCGGGTACTTCGTCGAAGCTCCGATGATCATCAGAGACATCTCAGGGACCGACGTGCGAGAGAGCTTGAAGGCTGCTCGCGGGAATGACCGTGAGAAGCTCTTCAGAAAGTTCTTCGGGAAGTATGACAGCATCATCGATGCTCTGTTCATCGCGAAGCTCAAAGAAGTAAAGGATGAAGAGTGAGCGTAGACTTCAACAACCCGTTTGACCCATACTACGATCAGTTCTCGATCCATGAGGCTGACTTTACTCTGCCTTCTCACTTTCAAAGTTACACTCCTGATAACCTGGCAGACTATCAATGTGTCAGCGTCATTGGGCCAAACCCATCATCAGGCGCAACTTCCTGGACGTTGAACAGCATCCCGGAGCTTCTAGGCCCTGAGCAGTGGATCACGATCGGCATCTATAGGGATGAAGGCAGACCTGCTACATTGAGACCTACTTCTACTGGGTTGAGCTGGACTCGCTCTGGGTACACTGTGATCGTCACCGATCTGAAGGGCCACCGACTTCACACCGGAGATCTCGTCAACCTCTTCAACGTGAATGTGCCGATCATGACGAGCATACCCGTAACGGTGATCGATGCTTACAACTTTTCAGTTAAAGGGTTGGTGACCGGAGCAACGTCAGGCTCCGTTGCTTCTTACCAGGATGACTTTCTCACTGACTTCTACGGCAATTATCGGGTCTTTAGGCTGCTGCCGTCCTTCAAGCTGATTCCCTACTTGACGGTCTTGCAGATCTTTGCTGAGACTGCGCCTGTACCTCAGACGTCAAGAAAGACGATGTTCAACATCACCACGAACACCGAGCAGAACGTCCCGGCCACCACTAGCAGTGACGTCTACTACGTTTCTCCGTCGATCACCCTTCCGCCCGACGAGAGACTCCTGCTAGCGAGACGCTTCGGTCAAGTCTATGACTCAGCCGGAAATCCTCTGCCGATCAACTATCGACCGGACGGCCAACCTGTACAAGTAAGCAACGTTGACTCGATCTACAAGAACGAGCAGATCTTCTACAACATCCCAGCTGACCCTCTCGGAGATGCAAGGGTCTTCGTGTATGACTACTACGGTCTTGATCTAAATGACTCAAGTCGCTCTCCGACTTACTCATCGAGCAACATAACTCGAAATTTGACGGTCTCCGGAGACATAAATAATTTCACCATCAGTGGAAGCATAAACTACACTAGCACGTTGAACGATCTCTTCGGAAACCTGGCGATCGGTGTTCAGTCAAACAATGCACTCGTCATCAGAAAGCAGATCTTACCGCTTGAACTTGACGCCTTTAACAGACCGGTTAAGAACCCAACACCATGACAACTTACAAAGTATCGCTCACCGTCGGGAAAAATGTGGTGGTATTTCAAGCCTCATCACCTGTGACGGAGAGCAGAACTGCGAACTATGAGGGCTTCGGGTTAGTGCACCTCCCGACCGATCTGTGGGCTTACAAGAATACAAGCGGTCGACACTTTGAGATCACCGGTAAGCTAGTATCAAGAAATGCAGCTGAAGCAGCTGCTAACTCTAGGTACGTTGACCTGATCAGAAGTTGGATTCTACCAGATTTTGGAACTTCTGGAGCTACCCCTCCTATCGTCTCTCTGTCAGCTTACAACAACACGAACATCAACAAGGTGCCTTGTATCATCAGGAGCTACGGAATCTCCTTCCCAGATGAAGTAGACTGGATCTTTGAAGGTTCATCAGAGACGACAGGCACAGGAAAGAACAAGGTAGTAGGATCAAGCGCGATGCCCGTGATCTGCACCATGACGATCGCACTTGACGAAACTTACAGTGCTCAGCAGATCTCACTACAATCTTGGAAGATGAACATCTCTGCTGGTGGGTCTTTCGTCAACGGTGGTTCGATCGCCGATGTTACTGCACAAGGGGGATTTCAAGGAGGCAGTTCTGCTCTAGTTTCTACTCCAAGCGCAGCTGCGATCGCGGCTCCAGGGTTCCAGGGAATTCTTCAGGAGATCACCTCGAACGTCGCTGCTGGGAAACCTGCTCCTCTTCCTGGAAATGGATCACTCACGAATACTTTCGGTGTGTCGTCAAGCAGCTTAATCTCTTCTTCAAGTCCTGCTTCGACTAGTAACAATTCACCGTTCTTCAACGGCTATACTCAATTTTCTCTAGGCCAAAGTACAACTCAACAACAGCCAAATCAATCACAACAAGCCCCAAGCCTAGCTTCAGGATCATTGCCCCCTCCTAACTTTACCAAGCCCTGATCATGACAACTACCACTACGTTAAATGATGACTCAACGATCAACAACTCGGTGTATAACGCCACTAACGGACGTTACGTTCTAGGCGGAGTGACCGAAGTTTCCTCGTTTGCTCTTGAGATGTGGGAAGCTGCTACTCTTCCACCTGATCCGTCAGACATCGTTTACTTCGTTGAGAAAAAGTATGAGGGATTCCCGCACTTGCTAGGATACGTCTTCTACGGAGATACTGGACTGTGGTGGTTGATCTGCCAGTACAACGGGATCATTGACCCGATGGCAGAGATCGTTGAGGGAAAAGCCTTACTCTTACCTACACTCGATCGAATCAAAGCTCAAGTGTTTACCTCGAACTCTACGGTAGGCGGAGTAACTACTACTCGTTCCGTCGCAAGATAAATGGCAAACCCAAGAAATCCACTAGACGTTTATGCAACGTACACTTACCACTTTGAGCTGCATGCAGCTGCTAATTGGGATGACCTTGCTCAGATTCAAAATACTGACCAGAACTTAATCACCAGTGCTACTCACAAGACAAAGACGTTACTCATCAACACTCGACGAGATGCTCACCAGATCATCGATGACGTAAAGTTTGGCTACATCGGCCCTTCAGCAAACAATCACGGACACTTCATCCCCGATGGAAGCATGACGTTCACGGTGTCGGAACCGACTCGAGTGTTCTTCATGGAGAAGATCGCGAACACGATGAAGGAGTACAACGTCTCTTCTCTGTCGAATCTTCACTGGGCTCTGAAGATCTTCTTTTTAGGGAGAAAGTCAGACGGGACTGTACAAAAGGTACCTGCTCAAGGCACCGGTATCACGATTCCGATGGCCTTCGTTGACATGGACTCTAATTTCTCATACAAGGGTGGTGAGTACCACATGTCATTCGTGACGCTAGCTTCGTTCGCAGGCTCTAACAATGACAAAGCAATGTCAAGTGTGATGCTTGCAGGGTACTGCAACAAGAACGTCTCGGTGGCTGCTAAGAAGGTCAAAGAAGCCCTCTCTCTTCTTGAACAGCAACTCAATGATAACTACAAGAAGACCTATGAAGTTGAGCTAAAGAACCCTGGCATTCGTCCCCTAGTTTACAAGATCAACGTTGATCCCTCGATCCCAGACGGCTTCATCGATTACAGCAGTAACGGAGATAGCAGTGCCAACGGTGATACCAAGATCATCACCTTTTCTCCTGACGAGACGATCGTCTCATGGATCTACACGATCTTGAGGTCAAGTGATAGATTGAACTCGATGGTAGGAGAATCACTCAAGGGAATTAGACAGGCTGGTCACCCTGGAGTAAAGATTCTCTCGATCTTCCCTACGTTCTTAGCAACAGCTAAAGAATTGACCATCTACTACAACATCATTCTCTACCAGGGAGAGAACACCGAGATCAACGGCCTTCAGAACAACACGAACGCACAGAAGAACGTGATGGAATTTGACTTCATGTTCGGATCACCTGGTCACAACGTTGACGTCCTCGGATTTGACATGCACATGAAATCAGCTCTTGCCTGGCTTTCAAACAACACCGAAACGAGCGTAGTTCACCATACTCAGTTGGGTGGAGAATCACCTGCAAAAGCAGTTTCAACTGATACCGTTCAGCGTAACACTCCGTCGATCACCACTGAGAGATACCTGGTGCCTGGGGGTCCTGGCATCAAGAATGACATCGCATACTTACCTGCAAACCCCCAAGCCGATTCATCGGGGCAGATCAAGTACAAGGAGAGTGCGGTCAAGAACGCCAAGATCATGTTTAACTCGATCACCCAGATGCATGCAGCTTTTGACCCGATGTTCACGTTTACGATCCGCGGGCACTTAGATCTTCTAACTGCAGGTGTAGTCTACCCGATTACCACCGTCGGTGACTTACACAAGCTGCCGTTCGGCGTAAGATCTCCTCTCTGGGTGAAGGTCAACATCAAGTCACCGAACGATCAAAAGACTGCATTTTTCTACAACGGCCTTTACAACGTGATCAGCATCGAGAATCACTTTCAAGGAGGTAAGTTCATCCAGACTCTTGCTGTGTTGATGATGGGAGGGATGGAGAGCAATTCTACCCTACAGAGCATCAATGATACTCCACCGTCAGGAGACGTTAGTCCAGATACAGCTGCTCAGATCAAGAGCGTTAGCACAAATAACAACCTTACCATCATCGAGAGACGAGCAGCGATCACCAAGTTGGTGACCACTCCATCTAAGAAGATATGAAAAAGCTACCAGGCCAACCAGACTACGGCAGTTCATTCAAGCTGACACTAGGGATCGTCAAGAACAATGCTGACCTTGCCCAACAGGGCAGACTTCAGGTCTTCATCCCATCGGTTGACTCTACCTACTACACGGTGACCGATCTGCCTTGGGCAATCTACGTATCTCCGTTCGGAGGTACTTCGGCTAACTTTAAAGCCGGTAGGTCAAGCAGCCCTATCTCTGGGATGACAACCTATGGTTTTTGGGCAATCCCGAAGGTAGGAGCACAGGTGCTGTGCGGATTCTTGGAAGGTGATCCCAACGTTAGGTACTGGATCGGGAGCGTCTTCGTTCCTGAGCTAAATCGTACTCTTCCTCAGTCGATCGAGGGAGGAAAGACCGAGCTTGATGACACCGGCACTTACCCTCAGACTCAGATCGCGTTCCAACAAGCTAACTTAGTCAAAGCTGGATTGCAACCTGGGTCGAAGCACTACAAGACTCGAGGGGGTTATGAACGTTCGGTATCTTACCCTGCTAACAAGACTAGAACCAAACCAACCACCAACGGTTACGCGAAGAAGGCACTTCAGCCTGAGAACGCTGACTCGCAGACGATCTGCTTGACCTCTCCAGGTCGTCACTACTTCGTGATGTCAGACGTCGATGAGTACTGTCGCATCCGCCTCAAGACTACCGAGGGTTCACAGATCATCTTTGATGACACGAATGAACGTATCTACGTCTCGACTGCGCAAGGAAAGAACTGGTTTGAGTTTGATGAGGGAAACGGAAGAGTTTACTTCTACTCAGACTCGAAGCTCTCGATCCGGGCAAAGAACGACATCAACTTCTACTCTGACGAGAACATTAACCTCGTCGCGAAAAAGCGAGTCAACATCAAGTCTGAGGAACGGTCGGTAAACCTTGAAGCTCTACACGACGTTCGCTTGCTCTCTAACCAAGCAGACGTGTTGGTTACTGCTTCTCGTGACATCCAGTTCAAGACCCTCAACGGACCGAAGGCTCCTCCGTTGCCTGAGAAAGCTTTTTGCTCTACAGGCGCTCTGGGTTGGGTATATGAGTGGTCAGAGAAGGGTGGATCAAGCACCAGCAGCATCAGGTTTGATTCAAAGAATGATCTTGTAGGTAAAGCTGAGCAAGCAGTCAACTTTACCGCCAAGCAATCGGTCAACCTTCGGGCGGTGTCCGCGATCAACCTACAGGCAAACTCGATCAGTCAGAACGCAGACTCAAGTCTCAACTTCACCTCGCCGTCGGTGGGTCTAGTAGCGATCGACGGTGAAGAGGGAGCTATCCCGGTGAACGCGGTCGGCAATGCTTCATCTGCGGTCACCGTTGACAGCGTTACCGCGATCTCGTCCGTTACAGTGACGGATCACATGATTCGACCTGACCATGAGCCGTGGGTTCGTGATGAAGATGAGAGTAAGTGCCCGACGAAGAGAAACATCAGCTACCAAGGCTGACTCATTAAATAGAGATAGATCAACTGGGAGTAAAGAATGTTTGCGTTTAAGACTTTTCTATTTGAGAGCATGCTGCTTGAGGACAAGGTAGACTTTATCCTCAACAAGCAAGGTCCTAAAGCTCTGGAAGCTTACGAGAAGGATCGAGGTCAGGGAAAGCCCAAGGACCTCGATGCCAAGGGAGTGATCAAGACGCTTGCTGACTGGTCTGAGAAGAACCTCCAGTGGTTGGTCAACATGTACATCAAGGGACAGTTCTCTCTTGAGGACAAGGCTCGCATCCTCGACGTCATCACCGACTTCAACAAGGAGAAGAAGGGCCTCGAGAAGAAGGACCTCAACCAGTACAAGACGATCGATGAGATCGAGACTACCATCAAGCAGCATACAGAGGAGAACCAGAAGAGATCCAAGGCTGAGGATGACAAGTACTTCAAGGCCAAGGAAGCTACCAAGTTCTACGAGGGCGGCGGAATCACCGTCATCGTCCCGAAGAGCCAGGAAGCAAGCTGCTACTTTGGCATGAACACCAAGTGGTGTACTGCTCGCAAGGATGAACACAACCA